AGGAATATCTCTTTTTTCACCAATTGATTCAACCAGATCAATACTCATATTGAAAGAAGGTTGAAAGTATGGAAGTATCTGTTCAACTATTTGTAAAGCATCATCGTTTAATTTTGCTAAGATATTCAATTCAAATCCAATATTGTAGGGAACAGGCATAAAAACTTTTTTGATTTGATTAGTATCGCTTAAAGCTTTAAATGTTTGTGTTATTCCCGATTTTCTTGTTGAGTCATAGTCTATTGAAGTCATTTCAAAAGACATTCTAGGTAATGTAATTTGAATTGGCTTGTTAAGATTACTTTGCTGTTCTAATCGTGCTAAAAACTTTTGAGTTGGTCCATATACTAATGGAACTCTCATTTCACTGATGATATTATCAGATTCATTTTTGTGTTTAATGTAAATCTGGTTGAATAAAGTTCCAAAACCAATAATGGTTTTTCTAATAATCTCGTGATAGTAATAAGTTCCTAACATTAGTAATTGCCAAAAGGATTTGATTCTGAAAAATCTAGTAATTGATCTGCTTCCGCCTCAATTTCATCGTTTTCAGCATATTTATCATACAAGTCATAATCTTCAAAAGATTTGACATGATATGATGCAGAAGAAGCAGTTCCAATAACTGTTTCTCCAGGAATAAATCTACCAGTATTTATTGAAATTTTAAGAATTCTTTCCCCATTCTGAATTTTATAACTCTTAATAAATGCTCTCGTACCAGAAAGAGATCCAACAATTTCTTCGTCATTAATATAAGTACCAACACCAACAACTGGTGGGGGTGATATAGTTACTGTTGGTGATTGTGTATAACCATATCCAGCGTTAACAATTCGAAGACCCGTTACCTTTCCAGCAGAAATAGATGCAATTGCTGATGCTGTTTTACCAACTCCAGGACCAGAAATAGTTACAATAGGTGGAACATAATAATTTTTACCCTGATTTAGTATATTGAATGTATAGACAGCACCATCAACGATACTAACTGTTGCTGCAGCACCAGCACCTCCGCCTCCAGTTATAGCGATACCTGGTTTAACTGTGTATCCAAATCCAGCATTTGTAATCAATATTTCCTTAATAGATTGAGATCCATTTAAAGAAGTTGTAATTGCAACTGCAGTCGCTCTTAAACCACCAACAGGTGGAGCATCTATAGTGACAACAGGTGTAGAACTATAGTTATAACCATCGTTGGTTAGATAAATTGCTCCAACAGATCCAGTCGCAGCAGTTTGTGCTGTAGCTGTTGCAGTAGTTCCAAAACCAACTAATGTCAAAGTCGTGATATAACCAACATCTTTGATTGCATCTTGAATGTCTTCGATACCAGTATTAATTTCTTCATCTTCATATTCAAATAGTTCACATTTAAGCTCATATGTATATAATTTACCTAATTGATAAAAAGGATTCTCATGCTCTACAAATTTAACTTCAAAAAGTCTTTGTCCTAGTGGGAAGTATATTAAATCACCTTCACGAGGTCTGGATGCAAGTTCAATTTCAGAGTCATCGACATTTAAAAATGGTGCTATGAAATCTTCGAATCGCTCTCTAGATATAGTTAAACTTAGTTCATCCCTTAAACTCACACCAAATTTTGATAAGATATCACCTTGTCCAGTGTAACCATCGTAGTTATTGATATATGCTTCGATTGCATAATTATCATCAAATTTGGATGATGTTACTTCTTTTAATATAGTTTCTTTACGGACAAATTTTCTAGGAATATATAGAACTTCTATCCCATACATTCTCAATTGTTCGTTTATTAATTCTTGTAAAAGTCTCTGTTCACTTTGAGAACCATGTAAAAAGAAAGGATTGAGTGTCATAATTATCCAATAAAATCGTAAGGTGGTAACTCATACTCCATAGACATTCTTTGTTGAATCCCTTCAATTTCACGAATGGCGTCTTCATAGAGTTCTCTACCATTCATTTCAATGCCACCTGGTAATTTGACTCCTCTAAATTTAATAAGATTTTGCCCCCATTGCTTTTTCAGCAATGCAGTTAAATATTTTTTAAGAAAACTATCGTTATAAACTTTTGTGAAATCATTTGGGTCTAGAATTCTATAACAATCTAAAACTAGAAATGTATCTTTTGCCTTTGACCCCCAGTCAATATCGAGATAAAGTCTGTTTTGACGCTTATTGAATCTAACCTGCTTATCCGTTGATAATAAGAAATCAATATCTTCTAGATAAGTTTTAACCATTGCATATTGCAATAGTTCAACTGAATTAAAATAATAAAGGTCATTCAAAAATAATTGATATTTAATACTCCACATACCAGCGGATATGGAACTAGTATCAAATTTGAATACCTTTTCAATACCTATGACTGAATCTGGAACTTGAATAAAATTTGATGTCTCATAAAAATTAAACGATGTAGACCCTATACCTGAAATATTTGATGTTCCAGTAGTTGTTACAATACCAACACCATTTGTACCTTTTGCTCTACCTCTATCTACATCTTCTTGTGTAATTTTATATTTAAGATACATCCTCTCAACGCCATCATAATGCCTTTCATGGAAGTATTGTAGGGCATCATCTACTGCATCTTCTATTTGTTCATCTGCAAGATTAATTTCTAAAACTGGAGCACCTAATTTCCTTAAACAATAATCAATGAGTTCTTGTCTACTGGATGGTTTTGCCATTAATACTCTCCTCCATCGATAGTGTCCGTCCAAGATGGAACACCTGAATTATTCGTAGTTAGAACATAATTTGATTGACTAATAGAGGCACTTGTAGAACCAGTTGAAGTGAGTCTATCATTCGAATCAAAATATGCAATACCATAAGGTTGTCCTGGGGAATAATATAAAAATTGTCCAACAGTAAGTATTCCAGTTATATTACCGGAATTCGCAGTAAATGTATTTAAAGTTAGATTTGAATCAATGTAAACATCATTTTTAAATGTACTGATTCCACTAAAAGTTGAAATTCCAGAAACACTTAGTTGTGTTACTGATGCAATTCCACCAATTACATTTGTGGCAACAAATGCAGTTCCACCCGAAATACTTGATGTAACTCTAATTGCATTTTGTTGACCAACTCTAACTTTAATATTAGACATTATCTGGTTACCCCCTCTCGAACGATAACCATACCTTCAATTACTCTAGTTTTAACTCCTTGATAGTCAATAATAACATCATAAACATAACGTCCAGGTTTTAAATTCACAGTTTGATTTGAGGTCAATGAAATAGTTATTTTACCTAAAGTTGGTGGATTATTTATTAATACGGTAAAATTAATAGCAGTTGGACTTCCTGCATATTTACGCATTTGCGCTGAAGCAGTATATCCAGTGAGATTTAACTGTGAATTGGTGTCAGACTTCTCAAGTTCAAAAGTTTCAGAAAAATCTGAACCTGCATTCACAACTAAATTATTGACATATACTGCTGCCATTTAACCTCTTCCTCTACTTATTATTTATGATAAATTAGTTGATATATTGCTCAAAGTTTCTTGCTGCTTTAAGTATAATTTTAAATAAAGTTTTGCAAATAATTTTGCATCATCATGTGATAAATTATCAATTTCTCTTGATTGTTTTTCATACTCAAACTGCTTATTCATGTTATTTAATTTAATACTATTTGGTTCCATTAATAAACTCCTTTAATAATACTTTTAATTCTTCAACATCATCTTTCAATTGTTGAATTTGACACTTCTGATTTTCATGTAATTTTTTGGCACTTACATACTGATTATATGAGGTGCTATCACAACTAATTATAGCACCACTTTTCTCATCTCGATACAGATTAGGACATCCTTTTACTGGAATCATTATGCCAAAGCAATGGAGCGAAGGTCTTTGAATCTAGGTGTAAATGCTTGATTTGTACCAGAACACACGATTTTAATTGTATATCCAGTGAAGTAACCGAGATTATTTACACTAAATTCATAATCTAAGAATTGATTATCTAAACTAGGTGGAACATATACATCAGGTAATCCACTATTTTTAGATGTTGTTATAACATCTAAATACCCATCTTGATTATTATCAATAGTTAAATTGTCATATCCTGGAAACAGTTCAAATGTAGGTTCAATTTCAATTGAATCTGGTCGAATTAAACTATAAAGTACC